GTGAGTTCCACATTTAACATTTCCTGGAAGTCAGAAGGAAGTGCAACATACTGAGCATCAGTTGAAGTGGTTGCTCTTGTGAGCATATCCCTGGTTCTCAGGGTCCTGTTAAATGATGCTTCTGCAAGTGCAATAAATTCAGGTATCCTGGAAGTCAGGTCTGATCTGTTAAGCCAGTTTGATGTTGCAGTTTTCAGTTCTGCATATGTTGTAATTGCCATCTAACTCAAATGTCCTTCCCAGGTTTTAAATACTTTATTCTCTGGCCTGTCAAGCCACTTTAATAGTTTTTTTGTAGACCCTTTTGGACCTAGTATTTCATCTCTATAAAGTTGGGCTGCAATAACTGGGGGGATTTCTGCAACATGCCTGTCCTCTGCCTTTCTGTCAACAGGTTGCTCTCTGAGGTATTTTGTATAATCTAAGGTAGGCTTAATATCCTGGGTCTGGGTGATATGAAAGGTCCCATCACCATCCTCTGTATGGACAGCAGTCTGGACTCCATTCACCTTCCCCATATCTGTAGTCATCTTGGGCATAGCAATCCATATTTTCTCTCCAAAGTTTGTTAAAACCCCTCCCGAAAGAGGGGTTAGATTAAGGGTTAAATCAGGTTAATTATGCACCAGAGCAATCCGCCAGAAGGCCATGAGCTAGTTCATTATCCACCTGCAAACCGCCTTCCCAGACGATATATTTGCCCTGTGCATCTCCAGTTCTCCCAATATCTTGGGTTTCAAAAGCCCGGAGTTGGGCAACCTTAACGTACTCAGGATTAATCACCAGGATATCCTTATCACCCCGGATAAAACGATCTGCCTGAATCGCATAAGTGCCAAAATCCCCAATGTAGACAGACACATTTGCCTGTACTTCATCAGCTTTTGATGGAAGTGCAACAACTTGTGTAGCTGAGGCTCTCCCTGAGAAGGTTGAGATTTTTTGTTTATTTGCACTTGAACAAATAATCTGGTTTGGAGCATCTCCCGAATTGTCAAAACACAATTTCAAAACTGCTTTCAGAAGTGCTTCTGTTGCAGCCCGGGCGGTTCCGTCACTTCTGGCAGTCGATCCAACTGCAGCCTGGGCAGCAGTAGGGTTGGTTCCACCAGAGTGTTTGTCAATATTAGTAGCAAGTTTTGCCAGGATACCTGCAGTTGTTCTTGCAGTTCCATCAGCACCTGTATTTACTACTGAGTTGCCAAGCATGAGCTTTTCTACGTCACGTTTTAACGCTCTGCTCATTATTGCCATTTGGTGTCCCAGAGCATCTGGAACTCCTGCTCTGTCAATTGCAGCCTGAGTACCAGTTACTGCTGCACTCCTGTACAGGATTTGACACTGGTTGCTGTTGCGAACAGTATTATTTGCTGCTGCTGCTGCAATAGTATCACCCTCCACTCTTGCAGTTGTTGCTACTGCTGGAAGTGCTTCTGTTTGGTGTTCAAAAAGAACATTGCTCACACTCCTCTTACCTGCCATAGTGACAAAAGGTGTTTCTTCCGGGGATATATTATCAGTTTTGTTATCGTAGTTTTTTTAATTACTACTTCAATATATTTCTATATTGCTCAGACTATATCATCACCATCATGGTGCCGGGAGCTCTTGGAGGGGTTATCGTTTGTGCTACTCACCCTCTAGTCGTTGAACCTTACTGCTACTTTTGCACTTCACAGTCTTGGCTGCTGATTGTCTCCAGCCTTACCTGGTAAGATGTTCCAGCAATTCACCCGGTTACGATCCAAATATTCAGATCACATCCGAAAGATCTTCTCTAATACCTTTTGCACCATCGCTATGAGTTGTGAGAGCGTTGGTTACGAGAGCCATAAATTTCCTTTCATTTCAGTTAATGTTAATCGGGTTTACAACATCTGTTTAAATACTTCTGTTGCATCAGACATTGAACCAGATTTTGCAAGTTTCATTTTGGCTTTAGTAACTGAGGTATGTTTCCTGGGCTGGTTCCCTGCTGAACCGGGAGTTGCAGGCCGGATTGCCTCTTTTGCAGGTTTGAGTCTTACTTTACCCTTACCTGAAAGTCCTGCTGCTTTCATTCCTGACCTCAGGGCTAAAACTGCTCTATGGTCAAAAATGTTTGCGAGCTCCTCAGAACTGTAGCCAATACTCTGGGCATACTGCCTGATCTGGGACTTCTCCTGTTTCATAACCTCAGGGTCTTTCCATTCAGGAATGGTTTCAATCAGAGTCTGGTGTTGCTGAGACAAATACTCCTGCATTTGCACCTGTTGTTCTTGAGATTGCTGTTGTTGCATTCTCATGTGCTCTTGCTGGAGTTCAGCTTGTTTCTCCTTCCTGGATCTTGCCTCTTCTTTCTGCTTCATCCATTCCAGAGGATCAGCTTCATATAACTGGTCCCAGTCCGGTTCTTGCGGTTGCTGAGATTGCTGTTCAGAAACTAATCGGTCCAGGTTCTGTTGGTACCTTAACTGCTCCTGTTTGGCTGCTTCCTGGGCTGCCTCTAGTTGCTTGCGTGAATCTGCTAATGCCTGTGTTTTTTTAGTATAATCACTCTGTCTAAGATAACCATCTTTCAGTTCAGGGAGGGTGACCTCATAATCCTGACCATCCAGTTTAACTGCATGGTATTCTTCATCAGGTTCCGCCTGCTCTTCAATCTGTTCATCTTCTTCAGTAGTAATTTCAGCATCTGCAGAATCTTCTGTATCTACTTCTGTAGATTCTTCAGGTTCTACTTCTGCCTCTTTTTCTGCATTTAATTCCTGTTGATTATCGGGTGGGTCCCCGGTCAACATTGACTGAAACGCCTGTTCTGCTACTTGGAGTCCGCTTGCCATTGGTTGCTCCTGTTTAAATTGTTAAGATCGTTTTTTGATCAGTTTATTGAGGTTCGCTTGATGTAGCTCACCCCTTTCTAGTATAACACCTAAATGTGCTCTAACCTGTGCTGTTGCCCAGACAAGTTGCCATAGCACTTCTCTACCTTCAGAATCTTTCAAGTCTGAAGATTTCCAGGTGTCTAAATAAAGTTTTTCCAGTTCCTCAAATGCCTTTATGAGTACCGGGTTATTTATCAGTTCTTTTGCTTTTTGGGAGTCTTTTAACTCCTGGTCTATCTCATCCATACTATTTTAATAAAGAGTATAATCCCAACTCTTCAAGTTGTGGAGGAGATAGTCCAGGTGGACTATTTACTGGGGGAGGATCTAATCTTCCAGGAGGGATTCCCCTGGCTTGATAGGCCGTTGGTGGAATACCACTTCTATGGGTTTTCCCGGTTGTTTCTTGGATTGCTTTTTGGAGGAAGGTTTCAAATTCTGACCTGTGATCAGTTCGTAACCTCTGTGTAAAGTCTCTGTTGGTTCTTTCTGAAATCCTTTCCAGGTAATCTTTGCCATCTGCTTTCTCTGTCCAATCGTTTTTGTGCATTCTTATATTAACATCATTTCCCTCAATTGTAAAAGCTATTTCTTGACCAGGAAAAACATTGTTAACAGTATTAAAAATCTGTTGATTATTATCTTCAAAATATCTTCTCAATTCAGCTTTTGACTTAAATGGGTTATATTCAAATGGAACCAGAATCCTGATTCCTGCATTCCCATCTTTTACTAAAGGTTGATAACCTTGAAACAATTCTGGATTATATTCATTAACTGCTTTCCAAATTGCTTTTAAGTTATCACCTTCTTGGACTAAATTAGTTCCTTCCTCTAAAATATCAATTGCTAACCCATTTGAATTTGCTGACCCCTGCGATACTGGTCTATGTGCCCAGACTTCTGTTTGTTGGGCAAGATACCCCACAATATTTGCATATAAATCTGCCCCCTCTGGAGATGAAAGTAAATTCTCAACCATTGCTGGATTAGTACTTGTAACACCTTCTTCTGTCCAACCTCCTGATCCATGAATACGAATCATGTTGAGAGTGCCTGCCAGTTCATTTGCCCTATCTGAAATCCAGGACATCCCTTTTCTGGTTACATCATATTGTTGTTCTTGAGTTAATCCATAAAACTGTTCTCCATACTTTTTATCAAAAGGAGACCCCTGACCAAATGCAAGTTCTGCACTTACTCTCTGGATATTTTTTGCAATTGCAGTTGGAATATCTTCTCCAGGTTGACTATAAAGTTTGGACATTGCAGTCCACCCAATTGCCTGGACATCACCTGGTTCCAGTTCCTCAAATCCATATTTCTTATCCCACCCCATCTTAGTTAAATTCTTGGTGATATTCCTGCCCTGGTCTCCTGCAAATTCATAACTTGTTTCACTAGGTGCAGCATCAAAATCTATTCCCAGACCACCTTTTGGTAATTTATAATTCTTTTTTAACCAACTCATAAATACTGGGTCTATCATCCCCATATCTCTTGCTGTATGCCTATCTGCAACAAATGGGGCACCTGCTTTTGGATCATTATTATAATATGTCCTGGTTTTCTTTTGCATTGCAGCATCCACAAAATCAAAAATCTTCTGACCTGCTCCTCCTGTAATAGGTTCCCCCTGGGCAAGTTGATACAGTGCAGAATCTGCAGTACCAGATTTCTTCCTGGAAGGATCATCAAATGGAACCCCTCTCTTAACCTGTTCTCTCTGCCTCATATAATTTCCAAGAGCCATTGTGGGACTTTTACCTTGTGAAGCAACCAGCATTCCAGCCCTTATTTCTGGGGTCAGATCTTCTCCAACACTTTCCAGAAAAGGCTGGAGCATCTTACCACTACGATACCACTCATAAGCATCTATAATCTGCTCTCTGGATAATGCCCCTTCAATTTTTCTTATCCACCCTTTTGTGGTTTGTCCTCCAATTTGAATAGCAGGCAGATTTGTACCCTTTCTGGGTTGAAGTGTAATTAAATTATTTTTTGGGCTGCCTGGTTCCTTATAATCAGGATTCTTTATTTTTTTCTGTTTTGTTGTTTCAATTCGTTTTAATTTTCTTGTTACTCTTTCTGCTGAACCAGGTGGAGAAAGCATCTGGAACCCTTTCCCTTTACTTAAAACTCCTGCTGCTCCAAATGGGACAGGACCTAATAGACTTAATAATGATCTTGTACTTTGTTCTAGAGGAAGGTCAGATGGTGGAGGAATAACACCTAATGATTCCCAGAGTCTCTCAAGTGACTTACGCCCACCAACTGGGTCCTGCATACTTTCCTGGAATGCATCCACACCAAGAATTTTAGAAAGATCATATCCAGATAAATCTTCTGGAAGAAGGTTTTTAAATCCTTCTGCTCCATACGAAAGACCTTGTGCTGCTGTATCAACCAGACCACCAGGAATATCAGCAAGTAGATATCTCGATAATCCACCACCCATTGCTTGTAATTCTTCAGGTGTTGGTTCATCTAACATACCACCTAAATAATCAGATTGTACTGATTCATTATCAGTTAACAATCCACTATAATATTGACCTTTAGGCATTTGGAAGGGTTTGTTGTGCTAACTGAGCCTGCAGGATCTGGGCACTCTGTCTCATATGTTCCCGGTCCTTTTCAAGATTGGCTTTGAGGGAAGCAGCATCAATTGTGGTGTTATATTTTGCTTCCATCTCCATTATTGACAGTTGGGCTTGTGATTCAATCCTGTCCTTCTCCCGGTCATCAAGCCGGATCATCTTCTCCCTTTCCAGTTCCAGTTTGGCAGAATCATTTTGTGCATCTGCCTGGGCTTTTTGTCCCTGGATCTGGATATACTGCTCCTCTGGAATTGGGGGATCTGGCTCTTTCTGAGGTGCCTGATATTGTGCAGGAT